CGCTCTGCTGTATTCTTTGTTACCCTAATATCATAATTAGAGCCGTACTCGACTGCGAATGTCGCTACTGTCGTATATGTCTCAATGACCTTATCGCCAACGTCATCCGTTATATTTACAGCGCTTGCCAACGCCGTCCATGTAGAGGAAGTCGTCTTTTTAATCTCGACCGTTACAGCTACAGTATTGGCCGCAAGGTCGCCTCCGGAAGCATCATATAAACCCTTCGGGAATGCCAACTCAATCTCAAGGTCGTTAAAGTTTGCGTTACTGGTTGTATAAGTAATCGGAGTTCCATAGACGATAAGCCGTCCAACTACGACCTCAAGTTTAGTTTTATCGAAATAACTGACCGGCTGCTGGACAATATCGCCCGGCCTCGATTCAAAATATACTTTGTTAAGATTCTCGACCGATTGGTCGTTAAGGAATAGCGTGCCATCAACCACCGGCTCCCTCATCGGGCCGATACCCAAGCAGAACAGAGCATAGAGATTGACTTTGCGAGGGTCGAAACTTATTGCGTGTGACGAAGTTGTTATTGATGCAATAACATTAGTCTTTTTGTAAGTTCTCTCACCAAATCGGTCATAATAAAATATCTCGGTAATCGTCGTCATTTCCCAAGTGTCCGATTCCTTCTCGGTATGAGCCGCAATGACATTTCCGAACATCTTATTGAGTCCGTAGAATCTCGGTAATGCTATTCCCTGCCTCTGTACCGTTGCCGGATTCCATCCGAAAGATTGTGATTGCTCGTCATCAATAAAACCACTACTCGCCTTTTTCGGCGAAGGCTGCAAGGCGTTAATCACCATCCCACCAGCTACGACGGCCATCACATAAAACAACCCGCTTGCTGTTGCGCCTGTGAAGCTTACGCCAAGTATTGACATCTGAGTCACGCCTGCCGCTAATCCACCGCTAACATACATCACCGCAAGCATCGCAACCATATTAAGAATCGACTTGCCACCGTCATCACCGCCCGCCACCTTCGGCACTAACAAAAGAAATTCATCCTCTTTTAATTTTCTCGAATCCCTCTGTGATACCTCAATGATATTACCGTTAATCGCCGTTACATATCCATGCTCAAATCGTACATCGCCCCTCGTTTCCCGTGCGCAGATTTCCCCCACCGTTTCACCGACCACCGCCTGTATATGCTTCCTTTGCGAACGCCGAAAAGGATTGTCAATTTTAATTATCTCCGGCATACCTATAAAACCCTTCTATTCTTCGCTTCCATACTTTATTGTCCAGACGCTCCACACATACCCCGGCGTTTTTCCTAACATGGATAAATCTTCTCTTATCAATAACAACTCCAATATGAGTAATCGCCCTCGGTGCGAGCATCAGAGTTACCAGGCACATCGGCTCCGGCCCGTCAAGCCGTACAAATTCATCATTCGCAACCATCCTTATTAAATCATCCCTCTTTGATATGACGGCTATATAATCGGAATACTTCGGCAGGAACTTACCGCACCGCTTATAAATCTCCCGGCAGAGATTCCAGCAGTTGTACTCTTTCGGCCCTTCGCCATCTTCGCCGAACTGTGCCAATAGCAAATCATGCAATTCTAATTCCATCGCTCTGCATCCCTAAAAAACCGCCGAACCTTGCCGTGTTACTTCTCGCTACACACTCCGCTAATGTTCTATTACAGGTCGTGAACGCCCCCACATAAGCGCACTCAACATTCTCACCAACCGCCAGTCCCCCAGTGAACGTCCATGCACAATGGTTAGCCAGAAATCTATATAAAGGAAATCGCCTGTTGAGAGGATTAGCCATACCCAACGTCCACGTCACCCATATCGCATCGGCCTCACAACCCATCACTGTGAAATCCATATCCAACTCAGAGTAGTCCTCACTGAGTAACGCCGTATTGACTACCGTAACCGTAACCGTAGAGTTAAGCCCGCCGTCCTGACTCTCAAGATGCGGAGTCAACAGCCGGGTAATATTGCATACCTTCAAAGTCACCTGCGGAATCTGGCCCGTTGCGTTCGCCTCGACCATCGACAGCTCGAACGGGAAAGCCGTATATGTATTGCCGCCGAAGTCAACATCTTCGGTATTCCTGACCAGCCTAAAGACGGTAGTATCCGGTAGGGTAATCTCCAATAAAATCAGCCAGGGGTCTGTTGAGTGGAGTTTATTTTTTTCTACTATTAAGCTGGCCGGCAAAGTCTTCATTATTGTTGAGCCATCTCCAATCTCGCACTCCAGTAAGAGAAGTTCCTCTGCTCGATTTGGAACTTAATCGGACTTGTCAGGCGTACCTCGTACTCAACCGAATCATCCGGGTTCGTCCAATAGAATGTTTTCGCACCTATCTTGATTGACGTTTGCAGATTGACTAACGCCAGCTTATCAGCCGCCGTCAGGAAATCATACCCAACAGAAAAACTCTTTTTTAATTGCGTAAATCTCGCCCTCGACAATACAACACCGTTCTCAAACTCGCTCCTGATAGTCGGGTCAACGGCTGAATCCTCAGAGAAGTTCTGGAAGCTCGCACCGATTGACAGGGACGGAAACTCATCATGCCATCGCCGGGTGAATATCTCTCCGTAGAATAATGGCCTATCATACTTATCAACCGCACCATCAACCAGCCCGAATAATCTCATGTCGCCGCCCCCTGAGTCTGAGTCCCCGCTATATCCGATACCGCCTGAGTTGTTACCGCTGTAGTTCCATCGTCCTTATATGTGATTAGCTGGCTTGCCGTCAGGGTGGATTTCTTAAAGAACCGCCGCCATGCTTGCAGAATCCAATCCCTCGGAGTAGTTGCCAGAGTCGTTAGAATATCGACATTATAAGTTACCGCCAATGGGTCACAGTCGTAAAGATACCCCGTAACATCGACATCGGCATCCGCCGCGTTCGGTGATAACACATATATCACTACTGCCGTATTTGCCAAGACAGGGAAAACAGGAGTCCACAATACAGACCTCACATCGCCAGCCGTTACCGTGTATGATATTTCGTGCGATTCCTGTGAACCAATATTGACTTTAATCTTGAACGTCCCGCCCGTAGCGTCAAGATTCTTCGCGCCATCTCCCAGAAATAAAGCCGCTTGACACTGCATCGCTTCGGTCGTACTCGGTGTATGAGTCAGGCAGGCAATATACGCCGTCTTTATATCTCTATCCGCATTCTCGGTATCAATCTGTTCAATCATAATTTGTCCCTTCTTTATTGAAACATCTTCCGCAACTGTCCGCCACGCTGGTAGTCGTCAGCCACTATCTGTATTATCATATCCCGGCCATTGAACTGGGCAGGCCCGTCCTGCCTCATCTTCTGGCCGGTATTGTTATTGATTATTATTGTCGGAGCATTTCCGCCTCCGCCCTTCGGTATGACAGTCTCACCCCTCTGTAATATCGCCGGGAACTCATCGCCCATCAAGCCGCCATGAAGTCTCGGTGCACCTGCGAAAGCCATCGCCGGAACATTGCGCGTCATCCCGCCCCGTCCGACTATGCCGCCCGTATGATAATTTCCAGCCGGAACTGTTCCGCCCAAAGCCATCGTAATGCTCTGTGCCAGCGGAGTCGTTATCATATTTTGAACTACCGACCGGGCAATATCTTTCATAAGCGACTTCATTACATCAGCGAATTTCTTAGCCTCGAAAATCATATCTGTAAAAGCGTCAGCAAAAGCACTGCCAATGTCTTGGGCTATCCGAGCAAGCTGTTGGGCATCTTTCAACTCCATCAATTTCTTTTTTGCCGCATCCATCGCAATAGTCAGGAGCTTGGTGTTCGTCACTCCTTCTTTTTTCAATTTATTTTCCAACTCAAGCATCTTCGCCGCGTGCTGCCGAGCATCGCCAACCAAACCAGTTAAGGCTATTTCCTTATTTATCATCGCACCATATTCAGGCATTACCTTTTTGATTGACTCGGCTTGCGTTTTCAACTCATACGCTCTTGCAAGTGGATTATTTACCTCCGCCTGTGTTCTTTCAAATTCCTTAGCCGCATCTACCAGAGCCTTCGCCTCGGCCTCCATGTCCAATCGTCTCTGCCTCATAATCCCAGCAGGTGAATTAGGGTCTGGCAACATGGCTTTAGGAGTAACTGGGTAATAGAATGCGCCGGGCATATTCGCTTGAAAGCTCGGCATGTTTTCTTTGATTCTCTTCATCACCTCTCCGGCGGACTCGGCGCTCTCTTCAACACCCTTGTAATGGTCAGCGACATCTGCTAAACCCCTTACAATATCCACTGTAGTCCCAACAACTACCTCACCCATATCGCCAGCATTATTCTTAAACTGTGTCCACCAACCAGAGAGAGTTTTTGTTTCTTCCGTTGCAAGGCTAAAGCTGGCCGCTCCTATTTTCAATACAGCATTAAACTTCTCCTGTGCTGATAGTGACTGGTCAAGGACAATGCCATACCTCGTCAGCATTTGAGTCTGGCCCTGCGATGCCCTGCCGACAAGCATCATCGATGTCGCCAAGTCCAGCCTGTACTTTGCCGCCAGCCCAACCGCCGCCGTTGTCGCATCCTCTAACTGGTCGGTCGCTACTCCAAGATTCTTAGCATAGGCCATCTGAGACAATATCTGCTCATCGCCGTATATCGTAAGTTTTTGAATCCCGGCCGCAAACTTCTTATAGGATTCGATTGACGCCCCTGTCGCCGCAATCAATGACCGCTCCGCATTCTCTTGAGCTATAAAGGCCGCCACCATACTTCGCATACCGCGATTTACCATATAGAGGCCACCACCGACACCAGCCATCGCAAGCATCTGCTTACCCATGTTCTTAACGTCTTTGCCGAACCTCGTTACCACCGTCCGGCTCTTGCCCATAGACTTATCGAACTGAGCCGTATCGCCCCGCAACCTCGCAACTAAATTTTGAATCAGTGCCATTTATCCACTCAGTAAATTAAGCATCGTTTCGATTTCTTTATTCGTCATCTGTCGCCTCGGCTTCTTATCCGTCAGCATGAAATCCTTGACCTTATACGCCTTTGTATTCTTGCCACGATTTGCATTAGCTACTATCATAGACGTTATAGCCTGCCGCCAATCTGCCCGGCTCTCACCGAACGGTTCGATTCTGTAAAATGCAATCCATTCTCGTATCTGCCTTACTGTTAATAGGCGATTCAAAAAATCAGGGTGAGGGCAACCCACAGCCAATGCTAATCGGAATCCGAATCTTCGCTCTGGGTCGCCTCGGAGTTTTTTTCCAACTCCTCAATATCATCGCCATTGAGGTTCTTAGCCTCTTCGTAAATCCTCGCCATGACAATAGAGTACTTCTTGCCCAATGCTACGGAGTCAGAGTCATTAAATAACCGAACGCCCTTACTATCACACATGGCAAAGGCACAATATCTGGCGATATAGTTATCCATCATTGCCTTGCCATCGTCCGCAATATTACCCTTTACAAATGCGGCGTAATCCGCAGCGTTAATCGTTCTGACGTATGTAACGCCGCCCCATTCAGGAACATCGATTTCTTTTATCTGCAAGTCATCGGCCGCTAAAATCTGCTCTCTATTCAATTCCATAATTTCTCCTTTTTGCTATTAAGTCCATGTACCCTTACCTGTCGCCTTGATTGTCATCGACATTGTAATCTTCTCATCGAACGGGTCAGTTACCGACAGCGCGGAAATGATTCCTGTGATTGCCCATGTCTTAGTCCCCATATCAAGAGTCCATACCTGAGATGTTGCCGCCGTAAACGCCGTATCGACAGCAACACTGTCCGCACCGTCATCGAAATTGAACTCGACCGTCAACTCACCGTCGTCAGCCATACCTGCCATGAACTCTCTGAACTGACTTACCGAATCCATAGACGATTTGTCTATCATGTCCCTTGTTCTGCCACCGATTGATACGCTGATAATATTCCCTATCACCCCAGTAGTCGCGCCCGTCAATGTCGTGCCATGCCCTAAAAATCCGTCACTCATAATATTCAACCTTTCAAATTAAGTTTTATTCCTGAAACCATATATTAAAGTCCAGCATCTTGCCGAACCCGTTCATTTCCTCATTGTCGCCATACAGTGCCGGGACGTCATTTTCATTAAATAGCATAACCGCCTCTACCCTTACCTCCGCCACCGTCTTAGGATAACCGTCATCCTTCGGTGATAACGCCTCCCTGACCACATCCGCCAACTCCGCCGCACCCTGATATTTCTTTGCCCAACAGTTTATCTGGAATCTCGTACTTACAAGTCCACTTGCGCCCGACATTATATTATCCCTCGGACCTGAAATCTGCTGGTATGTAATCGCAGGCAAAGACTGTTTCGCCGGAACGAATATCGCAAAGATTCTACTGCCCACCAGGGCATTCACACCGGCGTCATTACTCAACAGATATACAATCGCTTTCTCTATCATCCCGTTACCGCTTTCCCGCCTTTTGACATCCAAATTTTACCGATGCCATCAGCTAATCCCTTACTCAATATTTTCATTCTCAACCCAATAGTGGCATCAACCGCAG